TTTTTTTATCAGGAGGGCAAATTATGAAATATAGAAACGGTAATGCCGTTGTTACACTTGATTTAAGAGATGGCACACGTGTGATTGAATACCCAGACAACGAACGCTTGACACTTGAGACACCACTCAATATTGACGTTCGAGTCTCCACACGTTGTCCATATGGTTACGACAGCACAACACAACATTCTACTTGTGAATTTTGCCATGAGTCTGCACTTGTAAATGGACATGAGTGTGATTACAACGCTTTAACTCAGGTTTTTACAGATGCCAGATTACCACGTGGTACGGAAATTGCCTTGGGTGTCAATGAGGTAACAGACTCTTTAGTCCAATTCGTTAAAAATCTATATGGTCTTGGTCTAGTTGTAAATATTACAATGAACGAGCGTTATATTAATGAATACGGCGATACAGGACTATTAAGATTAAAGCCATATATCTTTGGTCTTGGGATTTCTTATCGCTCCTTACAGGGGTGTTTATCGCTACCAGATTGGATTGCAGAATATCCACATACGGTTATTCACGTTATTAACGGTATTGATGATTTTACCGATGTTATGGAGCTTGGTGTGAAGTACCGTAAGTTATTAGTCTTAGGTGAAAAAGACTTTGGATTCAACCGTGGCAAAGTCGATTTGTCTACTAAAGAACATCAACAATGGAAAACCAATATTATGCAACTGACACAAATCTTTGATGTTGTTTCTTTCGACAACTTAGGGTTGCAACAATTGGATATCCGTGGTAAAATATCTGTAGAAGAATACAATGAATTTTACCAAGGTGAACATTCTATGTATATCAATGCGGTAGAACAATATTTTGCACCATCTAGTCGGACACGCAATAATATTAAATACTTTAGCGAAACCGCAATAAAGCCATATTTCCAATACTGCGAACAACAGGGGGTATCTCATGAGACTTATTAGACATAGTGTTTTCGAAACAAACAGCTCTTCTTGTCATTCAATGGCATATGTCGCAAGATTACAATTAAATGTACCACAGGAGACACAAACGATTACTCAGCAATTTGGTACTCTTGGTTTTACTCCAATGTTTAATGACCAATCTTGGGAAGTGCATTTTAAGAACTATATGTGGAAAGAACAAAAGTTATCATCACCACAAGATAAATTATGGTTTTTATTAATGGAAGTCTATAGTGAGTCTTTGCTTGATGAAGTGTTTGCTGATGAGTTCTATCTACATGTAAAACAATGGTTGCAAGACATTGGCATTTATCTGGAAGAAATTGGATATGATGAAAATGACTACATAGAAAATATACCAACCAACGGAATAGTAAAACAAGAGATGTTCAAAACACCACAAGATTTATATAAATACTTGTTTGATAATAATATTATCATTGATATCCGTCAATATGAAGTCGAAGCTGAGTACTGAGAATGAAAGGAAGGTAAAACAAATGAAATTAATACGTAATGGTGTATTTGAGACTAACTCCAGCTCTGCACATTCGTTGGCATACACAAATAAAGTCTTGCGTGATTATGAGTATAAAATCAATCCATCCGAATGTTTGAAAGATAGCCGTTTCCGTCTGACAGAAATGCCAGAAGAATATCGCTCGTATGCATATATGCCGTTATACTTTGATGATTACGGCTGGAGTGGTAAATGCTTAACATCTCCTGCCCAAAAACTGAGTTATTTGATGTCGTCCGTTTACCAGTATAAAACTTGGGGAGAAATGTATAGTGACCCATTCTTTAGACAAATTGTACAATGGTTGACTGAACTAGGTATTAAGCTTGAATATGAATACCTAGGTGATGACGAAAGAATTGACGGTTATGTAGACCATCAGTCTTATGACGTTGTGTGTAAACAGATGTTTAATTCTAAAGAAGATTTGCTTACGTATTTATTTAACGATGCAATTACTGTGTATATCGAAAATGATAACGATGATTTCCAAGAATGGGTTGAAGACCCAAGTGATACAATTGGTTATCAAGAAGCAATGTATTATGTTTGTTCTCGTGGTAAATGTGCTAAACGTAAATCTTGGGATGACAATACATGTGTTTATTCTGACTTGGTGTATTCTCATAATAATGACTACTTGGGTCAAGCAGTTATAAAGGCTTGTGATAAATCTAAATGGTTATATTCTGCAAGTACGTCTGATGTAAATGCAAATGACTGGATTATTCTTTGGGAGGTAAACAAATATGCTACTAGTAAGAAATAATGTGTTTGAAACCAATAGTTCCTCGGCTCATTCTTTGGCTTTTGGAACATCTAAAATTATCCGAGGTAATGACTATGGTACAGGCGAGGATGAAAACGACTTTAGTAATCCATTGTATCACTTGTATGAAATCCCAAGTTGCTATGAGGGGTGTACACTATATGAATGGCTTGGGGAATATGGCTTGGGTTATGACGTACTGTCTACACCACAAGAAAAATTCTCTTATTTAATCACAGGCATTTATGAGCGGAATGATGGCGTGGATATAAACAAAAGTATATTCTATACCGAAATTAAACATTGGCTAGAGGAGTTGGGTATTCAAGTGATTGAATCATCCGCAGATGAAGACGGCTATGTTGACCATGAGAGTACTTGGTTGGTAACACCTGATTTATTTAAAACCAAAGAAGACTTAATCACGTATCTGTTTAATGACAATATTGTGATTTACATTGAGAATGACCATGACGATTATCAAGAGTGGTACACAGGCGAAAGGTTAGAAGATTAATGAAAGATATATATATTGTCTATTCTTGCAGTGGTGAATGGGAAGATTATCACGAACATATTCAATATTTATGTTATGATGAACATTCTGCGGAATTACATTTGAAACAACTACGAGAAGAAGAAACCAAGTTTAAACAAGAGTATAAAACTGTATCTAAACAAATGGAATCGCTTGACGATGACGACTTGGGAGACTTGTGGATGTCTAAAGTCAAAGATATGTATTTTGAAGAATTCTTGGATGACCCTGAGCAGTACCCAAATGTCTTATCTCAGTTTACAATCCCTGAGCAAAAACGCCTGTTGGAATATGCACAGTTATACGAACGATGGGAACAACTCGGTGGATATCTGTATGATGACACAAGTTATTTTATTCGTCAGTATGCCATGAGCGATGACGGTCGTATGACATATATTAACAGTAATTGGGGGTAACTTATGACATACGCAGAAGTACTTGATATAATATCTATCGGCTCAAAGTGTTATCGAGAGTCGTGGAACGGAAGTGTTTATTTACGATACAAGGTTATGTTTGATGCCAATGGAATTCCTGTTGATAATGCTTTGGTTGAAATGACAGACCGTGAATACATTGGTATTTATACACCAGAACCACGAGATGAATTTGCCAACGATTGGGTGGTTGTCGAATGAAATTAGAACATAAGATTGATAATCTATTGGGTAAACGCTATGATTTTATTACTATAGATGACCCTGTAGATATGCTACAGTATTTACAACAGAGTATCTGTAGAAATATGGCTCAAAGCGACATCGTTAGAATATTACATCTGATTCATACATATGAACATACCCAGTCTCTCATTGGTCATACAAAACCGAAGTATTTGCATGCTCGTAGAGAGCCATATGTGCTCTCTGGTGAGCTACAGTTTAAACCGTTGAATATGCCACAAAGGGAAGAAGATTATTGAACACCACAGGAGGTTACATGGATAATTTTATTAATAATTGTTTAAATGCTGTATGGCTAACTTTAAGTGTCGAAGATAATCAAGTCGATGAAATTTATGAATCTTTAAAGATTGTTTGGTTTTCAAAAACATTACAAAACCACAAGGCATTAATTATGTCTACCCATGATGATTTGAATCATTTATATTGGGAGGTTACATATAATGGTAATCGTAATGAATATTATGTAGATAGATATCGTAAGGCTTCTAATGTAGTAATCTCAGGTGAAGATGTTGAAGACATGTAAAGATTATAATGATTTATTAATCAATGGATACGACATCGCATCTCTTGAGACCGAACCATTAGATATTACTTGTTTGAATGTCTTGTTGGAAGAGTACCCAAGGCAAGAAGACCAATACAAAAAGGCTGCACGCTTTTGTAAGTCTGTAAGTGACTCCATGGTTCTTGCTGATATTGCAACCATGTTGGCAAAACGATGGGAGCGTTCCATTGAAGAAGTCAAAAGTTATCTCAATGTGTCTGCAACTAATGGTGAAGAACTTTGGGAAAAAGTCCATGGTTTTTCCGATTCGTTTGAAGACTTAAAATCGTTCATTGGACAAGAAGGTGTTCCACTTGGGTTCCCCTCTTTGGACTTGGCTTTAGGTGGTGTCAAACGCCGTGAGATTGTATTACTTGGGGCATATACAAACCAAGGCAAATCATTCTTTGCAGCCAAAGTTGCAGCACACCGTTTAATGGACTCAAGTGATAATATTTTGGTTTTTTCAATGGAGATGCCAAGGGGTCAATTCTTGGCTGAAATCATCAAGGAAATCTTGGGTGTTAACGATGATAAATTACTTGAGATGTTACAAACGGAGCATGGTGTTGAATTATACTCAAGAGTGTCATCTGTCTTAGACAAGCGTATTCGTATTGTGGATGAACCAAATAAAGATATTGATGATTTATTCAAGATTACCGCTGTATGTCAAGCCAATGATTTTCCTGTAGATTTTGTCGTGTTTGACCACTTTCATTTAATCCCAGAGGTTGATGATATTCCTGTGATGACACGTAATGCCAATAAGATGAAAGAATACGTTAAGCAATTCAATTTGGTTTTATTTATGCTTTGTCAGTTCAATGAAGACTCTCAGTCCAACTTTAGCAAAGACAAAAATAAGAAACCATATGAAGCCGTCTTGCGTAATATCAAGGGTGCAAACGCACTCAAGGCAATCGCAGATATTGTTCTTTTATTATGGCGACCGTATAAAACTGATACACAACTTGACTTTGATGAACGTCAGAAAATCAAAAATATTTCCTGCGTTAAAATTGGGAAATCTCGTAGACCAATCAAGGGATATGCTGACATATTCCAATTAAAATATAACGAAGAAACATCACATCTTGAAGAAGTAAATTTCTTTAATTAATTTGCAAATTTATACTTGACATTTTATCACGAACATGGTATTATAATAGTGTACTAAGAGTTAGAACTCTCTTGGTTCATAGCCCTCCTTTCTTAACATAGCCAGCGGAGTCACATCCGTTGGCACACATGGGTCGTTGTTGGATACAATCAAGGCACTTGAGCTTGGGTTCGATTCCCAAGAGACCCAATAGCATAAGCGGTGCTACCTACCGTGTCACAAGTGAGCGTTGCATGTAACGAGAAATCATGTCAGAGACAACTGTAAATCGTCAGACAAGACGTAAAAATCATGTAAGAATATAGAAAAATCTATATTTACTGCCGTCATTGTGAAGACGTTAAAACTCGCTTGAGCCTGTCAGGCTACAACAGGTACGCTATAGCATCTACCGCCGATGAGTATAGACGTATACGAACATAAGACACGTAGATTGCAATCTTTGCGTGGTCGAAAGATACAACAGGGATTGTATGGCGGTAGAATATCGAGAGATGGTGTAACGATAGCACAGTCATAACGTCTTGACAGGTATAGGTTTAACTCCTGTTCGCTCGACCATATTCTTGGGTAGTTCAAATAGCATCTGGCTATCATAGTCTTGCCCCAAGAGCCACATATCCTCATGATGAAACTGGCAAACATCTTTGGCTTAGAACCAAAGTCTTGTAGGTTCGAGTCCTACTGGGGATACCACATAGAGATATGGTGTAATGGTAACACAGCAGAATTTGACTCTGCAATCCTAGGTTCAATCCCTAGTATCTCTTCCATTAAATCCACTATGGGTCGCAACCACGGTGGTCGGTATTAGGGGTTTGCCGATAAGGGAAGAACGGACGCATGCTGTTTTTCTAACCCACCTACATGGATAGTTGGCAGAGTCTGGTTTATTGCGACAGTCTTGAAAACTGTTGAGCGGAAACGCTCCGTGGGTTCAAATCCTACACTATCCTCCATATGAAGAATTAGCTTAAAGGTAAAGCACTATGAGGGGTGCATACTGGTTCGACTCCAGTAACGTAACGGTTTACAACACCATGAGTAGTAGATATTGGTTCAACTCCAGTATTCTTCACCAGAGCCAGATACATATGGTACGCCATTGTATCACCGAATGGGTTACTCAAGGGTTTCTCATTCGGATGGCATTATATGATTCCCTCCTGATGGTTGCATCTTATGTTTGTAACCATTCGTGTCACCATAGTTTAATTGGTAGAACCCCTATATGGGCGGTACAGGTTCGAGTCCTGTTGGTGGCTGCATGTAAAATCCATTGCAGTATATCGGACGTCATATACTAATGTGGTTATCGAGCTGTGGCGATATGAATTATTATGAGTCAGAACGTAAGCTGACACCACAGCAACAACATGACGGTGTTTCTCACAGGTTCACCCATAAACNGGTACAGGTTCGAGTCCTGTTGGTGACTGCATGTAAAATCCATATATTGTATATCGGACGTCATATACATATGTGGTTATCGAGCTGTGGCGATATGAATTATTATGGGTCAGAACGTAAGCTGACACCACAGCAAAACCTAGAGGTGTTTCTCACAGGTTTCACCCAAAAACAAAAACCTGTGATTTATTATCAAAAGACCACTTGAGTATTTTCCCTCCTTTCATGCTCAGGTGGTCTTTTTTTTGTTGACAAACACAGATAAATACTGTATAATNATTCATTCGTGTGTCCTGATGGTGAAACCATATTAGTTAAAGACTGCATGAATCAATGTCGGATGCAACAGCGATGTCTAGCGAAACCATTATTGGTAAACGCAAGTCGTCTCAGAGACCTGAATCGGACACACTTTAGTGTCACCGAGGTGTTATCTCCTACGTTGTATATGTATCTAAAGGCTAACAATCCTGAGACAATCAATCCGTTTTCATCCATCGCTGCGACTGTAGGTACATCACTTCATGGCATACTTGAGAATTGCTTACCACAGAATTATGCTGGTGAGTTTCGATTGAATTATCAGGGTCTCACAGGTCAGATGGACTGTATTGACTTAGAACATCACGTCTTATATGATTACAAAGTAGTTGGTGCATACAAGTGTGCGACAATGATGGGTGGACGACCGTTGTGGAAGCCCTACGTGATTACACGTGGTAAACGCAAAGGTGAAACTGAAATGAGACAACAATGGGTATACGATGGATTGCATCATTATGGTGACTATTGTAAACAACAGAACTTATACAGGATATTACTAAATAAACACGGTATTCCCATTAATGATATGTATTTGCAAGTGATAATCAAAGAACCAATCAATACGATTAAAACATTTAATTTATCACAGCAATGTTATTTGATACAACTACCCAAGATGAACGACCAACGTCTTCTTGACTATGCCTTATACAAAAAGGATGCCTTGGTAAATGCCATCGCAAACAATGAATTACCAAAAGAATGTTCTGCCAAAGAACGATGGGTATCTAAAACATATCCATTAGGTCGAAAGTGTCAAGATTATTGCTCTGTTTCATACTGTTGTCCATATTATCAAAAGAAATTACAGGAATTACAGGAGAAGAAAAAACGATGATTAATATTAAAACACAAGAGTTTAGAACTCTGAATAAATACAGGGTTACGGCAATTAAGAAACAAAGCCGTACGGCATTCGTCAACGATATTAAAGTCGGTGATGAATTTTATATCTGTACAAAACTACATGGGGAACGTACTCAAGCAGGCTATCTTGCACCACGAGTGCGATTATATTTTCCTGATAAGAACAAATACACAAAATACACAACGCAAGAACGTATGCAACAAATCTTTGGTTTTAACTTTGATGCTGAATTGACTAAGGGTGAGCCAATCGAAGATGGCGTACAAGATATGAAATTAATACTGAATGAGTTACAAAGACAACAAGAGGAAAACGAATGATTTTAGTCGGACGAGCAGGCGTTGGCAAAGATACTGTGGCTGACTTGTTGGTTGGCAATCTACCGAAATATGCTTTTGCTGATGCCATCAAAGAAACAGTCCAAGTCATTCAAACCGATGGCGTTGATGCTGGTATGGAATACTTAGCAGACTTGAGTGGTCATACAACAGATGAAATCATTGGAATTTTACCTGTGGTGCAGACGATTGAAAAAACCGTGTTAGACGGCAAACAACGTAAGCATTTACAATCGCTTGGTAATGGTTTGCGAGCAATGTTTAAAGACTTTTGGATTATTGTCTTGCGTAATAAAATCATTCGTGACAATCCAGAGGGATACATTGTGACTGACTGTCGTTATCTGAACGA